GAAGGCGTACCAGCACGTGATGCTGCAGCAGGAGAACGACCCCGAGTATGCCAAGTTCATGGCCGACAACCAAGACGTCTGGCGGTTCGCCTCGATGTTCATCCCGGGTCTGCCGTGGGACCTGCCGGTGAACACCCCGCTGTGGCTGCGCCGCTACGTCGAGGCAGCGGCGACCAACGTGTACAAGGACCAGATGGGCGAGAAGCCCGACGACTACGGTGCATGGCAGGCGTTCGTCACCGACATCGACCACGCCAAGAACATCAGCGACGTGGCGACCTACGCGGTCGGGACCGTGGCCGGAAGCCGCTCGTATCTGGAGTTGCCGGGCATGGTCGCCGACGCGGTCGGCAACATCCAAGGGCTGAACGGACAGGACGGCGAGCAGGACGATGGTGCGGCGTTCGTGTCACCGACCAACCCACCGCCCGTCACGCCTGCGCCACCCATCCCCACGCCGCAGCGCAGGGCGCAGCAGAACGTCACTGACCTTGAGGCAGCGGCTACGTCGGCGACCGCCGACATCACGGCAGCCCTGACTCAATCACCCGGGCCGTAGACTTGCGTGCCTGTGGTATCAAGTAGGAGGAACTGAACGGTGGCTGTATCGCCTGACCCCACTGGGCTGACGCCCGGGCAAGCCGTAACACCAGCCTCGGAACCGCAGCCGACACCGGCTCCGTCATCCGACGCCGGAGGAGCGCCTGAACCCGCGCCTCAAGACCCAGCGGCAATCGAGGCCATATGGCAGAACAGGTTCAGCCAGCGCGACCGGGCACACAACGCGGAGGTCGAAAGCCTCCGGGCGCAACTCGCAGAGGCGAGGGGCGTGAGTGTCCCCGCTCCAGCGAATGGCGAGCCCGGGGCCACACCGACGCAGGCCGAGAGTTACAAGGCTCGGTACGAGGCAGCACAGCAGGAACTCTCTCAAGAGCGAGCGCGACGAACGGTCAGTGAGCGCAGGGCGATGTTCCCTGCACTTGCGGCTGAACTGTCACCCGAAGACCCGACGTGGGCGCAAGCGAACGAGGAGTCCTTGGCGCGGTTGAACGCACTGGTCGGTGCGCCAGCCAAGCCAGCCCCGACCGGGCATGTCGACCCGAACAATCCGGCGCGTACGCCACCGGCCCCGGCCAAGGACTTGAGCATGATGTCGAAGCAGGAACTGCTCGACGAACTCAAGCGCCTGTCGCCAGCAGAGGAGGCGGCTCGCCAACTTCTGAGGTAAGTCATGGCGAACACGTCAGGTACCGCCGGGGGCGTCGGCTCCCCACAGGGCGGGGCACAGGGTTGGGATGCAGCGGTAAACATCCAGCCCATCCCGATGTCCAATGCGGGTACCACCGCAGCGGGCGCGGCGGGCTCCGCCATCACCACGGCGCTCATCAACGCCGGAGCGTTCGCGAACGTCGTCACGGCGCTCGTCAACCGGACCATCATCGAGAACCTGCGCACGCAGCCGGTGTTCCTCGCGGATGGCAACTTCATCCGCGCCCGTCACGTACCGGGCACGAACCAACTCGTCTACACCTACTTCGCTGACCTGAGCCCGGCTGTCGTCCTGCTGGAAGGCATCCCGCCCGAGACGGAGAAGTTGAACCTCGGGACGATGTCCATCGACGGTGTCCAGAAGGGCAAGACCGTTGCCATCACGGACCTCGCCGATGTCTTCTCGCCGTTCGACCTCTACTCGGTGGCTGCGGAGAAGGTGGCGTTCAACGCCATCGACACTGCCGAGAAGGACGTCGCCACCATCCTCGCGGGTGCGGGCGGCATCACCCTCACCCCGACCGGCGTCGGCCCGGTCGAGCGCGTCGTCGAGGCGGTCACCGCCTTGAAGATTGCCGAGGTCCCGCAGTACGCGGACGGGATGTACCACGCGTTCATCTCACCGGCGGACGCGGCGGCGCTGATGACCCAGACGGGTGAACTCGGCTGGACCGACACGATGAAGTACGCGGGCAACCAGCAACTCCTGAACGGCGAGATTGGCCGTATCCGGGGTGTCCGCTTCGTCGAGACGAACCGCATCGGCAACGGTGCGACCATCATCCACGGCCCGGACTACATGGTCTGGGGCGACTACCAGAGCATCCAAGCCTATCGGGTGGCCCCCGGTGGGGACCATGCGGACCCGCTCGCCCAGCGTGGTCTGGTCGGCTGGAAGGGCATGTGGGGCGTGAAGGCGCTGACCTTCGCGGGTGCCACCAACGCCGGACCTGCCGCCAACCCGACGGGCTGGAGGTACGTCAAGGTCGACCTGACGCCGTAACCTGCATCTGGGGCCCGGTCCACCCATCCCCCGACTCCCCGCCGAGGCGATGACGGGCCGGGCCCCTCGTAGATAGAGGGGCCTGCTGTGGCGTACACCCCGCCCATCCGGTCCGAGATGCAGGCTGTCATCTCGCGCTCGCTGCGAGATGTCGACGGCAACGTCTTCGGGCCGGATGTGCTGAACGACTTCATCAACGAGGGACTTGGCGACATGTCCCTCTATCGGCCCGTCGAGGCGACGGTCACCCACCACTTCGACCCCGTCGATGGACTGGCCGGGCTCATCCCCGCAGCCATCGGCATCAAGGACGTGTACATGGTCGAGGTCGGGCTGACCGACCCCGCGCTCAACACCGGCAACATGGTGCTCGGGGCGAACAGCCCCAACGAGAGCCTGACCCGGACCGGCTGGGAGTTCGCCGGTGGCGGGTTCCGCCTGCCGGTGTACGTCTACAACCGCATCGTCGAGGTCAACAACCAGTACGTCGACAACGGTGGTGTCGACATCATCTTCTGGGGCTACCGCGACCGCGACCTGCCGCTGGCCGACGACGACGTGCTCGACCTGCAGGACGTCATCGACCAGTTCTGCCTCGTGTCCTACTGCAAGATGGCGGGCTACGTCCTGCTGGAGGCCGACCGTGGCCTGTATCAGCAGTGGCTTGCGGCCACCAACAACACCGACACCAGCCCGACCCAGTTGCAGGGCATGCGCTCACAGGCCGAGTCGACGTACGACCGGCTGCGTGGACGGTCCCGCATCATCCGGCGCACACCGGTCCTCGGCTACCAGTATGTGAGCTAGGCGATGCTGGACTTCCCGGTTCGGTATCGCGGCATCGAACTGAACACGGTCGACATGGTGCCCGGCGTCGGCCTGCGCAAGGGCAACCTGCTGGAAGTGTTCGACCTTTTTTATGTGCAGGGTGTGGGCTACACCGAGAAGAAGGCCCAGCGCGACGGGCTCGATGCGTCCGACGTGTACCTCGGTGCCCGCTACGTTCGGTTGCAGGGCGTGACCTACGGCGAGGACATCGCCGACCTGCATGACCGGCTCCAAGAGGTACGCACGGCTCTGACCCCCACCGCTGCGTACGTCTCGGACATCCCGCACTACGGCTACGTCCCGCTGGAGTTCACCCTGCCGACCAACGACCTCGTGAACTTCCCGCCCATCATCCCGACCGACGCGCACTCCACCCGTGACCTTGAGTTGCGCGCACGCCCACGTGGGCAGCCCACGTTCCAGATACGGCGTGACGGCGGTGCCTCCAACGGGGCGGACCCGAGCCGGGGTGGGGGCGTGTCGTGGCAGGCGGTGCTGGAGTGCAAGGACCCGCGCATGTACGTCCGCCCCGACACGTGGGTGTACTGGAACGCGGACGTCTCGCCAGCCCTGCCGTTCATCAACCGGGGCGACTACCCTGCCCCGCTCGACATCCTCATCGAGGTGCCTGCCTCATCGGCGGCGGGCTCGGTCCACTTCTGGGTGGGCGCGAGTGACTTCATCATCACCATCCCCGACGCGACGACGACCCAGATATTGCGCTACTCCGGTGACCTGCAGGTCCTGACGCTGGAGAGCAACAGCGTCGAGGTCCTGCGGATGGACCTGTTCGCGCTCCAGAACAACACGCTCCATCCGTACATCCTGCCCGGCGGGCTGACCACCTACCGCATCGACGTGGTGGGGGCAACGCTCTCGGCGAACACGAGGTTCATGTACTCCGAGTCGTTCGCCTAGATGGCTGACGTCCGTATCTTCGCTCCGGTCAAGGACACCTCTGTTCGGCGCGTCAAGAGCAGCGGCGTGTGGGGTGGGGACAAGCAGGCCAAGGGTGAGCAGCACCTCATCGGCGGCTACTCCAACTCGGGCACCCAATACTTCCAGTCGCTCATCCAGTTCAGCCCGGTGTGGACCGACATCGACACCGTGGTGAAGGCCGAACTGGTGCTGTGGACCCGCAACGACCACGCGGGGATGCTGTCGGCGGTGACGGGTACCACCCACATGAACATCCGGGTGGCTCCCAAGCTGGAGTCGTGGGCGGAAGCGGGCGGCAACGAGGCTGACTGGGACGGGGCCATCGGGGCCATCACCGACACCTCGTCGTACGACGTGTACCGGCGCATCGACGAGTCACCCAACTCGGAGAACCGGCTCGACATCACGACCGCGCTCAAGTACATCGCGCCGACCACGGTCAAGTTCCCCAACGCGGCGCGTGGTCTTGGTCACACCAACTACGGCTTCACGCTCAAGATGGCCGACGCGCGTGAGTGGGTGGTCGCATCGAAGAACCACGTCGACCCCGACTACCGACCGACGCTCCAGTTGACCGTCGTCGCCAAGGGTGGCCCCGGGCTGTTGACCCCACTCGGCCCGGTCGGGGCGGTGCCTGCGGCAGGTGACGTGCTGCTGGAGGCGCGCTACGACCCGGGCCGGTCCGGCGACTACATCGCCACGGTCGACCTCAACGTCCGCGAGAAAGTGAGCGTGAAGCAGGTATGGGCACCAGTCGGCCTAGCCGTTACGCCGAACGACGTGACGACCGGCACGTTTCATATTCCGATACCCAAGTCGGTCGTACTCCAGCCCGGGCTGGACTACGAGTGGAACGCCCGGGTCAAGAACCAGAGAGGCGAGACGACCCCCGTCTCAGCGTTCCTGACCTTCTCCGTCACGACCGCCGCACCATCGTTAGCCAACCCGACCCCGCAACTCACGGCGACCACGGGGACCTTCGACAACCTCAACGGGGTCCGCTTCGGGGCCGTCTATTCGGACCCGACGAACGACTTCCCGACCTTGGCCGAGATACAGGTACGGGACCAGACGCCCAGTTTCGACCCGGCTTGGGCCGACACCACGCTCTTCTGGGACAGCGGGCCTATGCCCGTACCGGCTTCGACCACGGGTTCCCCGACGACCCGTCTGGACTACCTGTACCAAGGTTCCGCCCTCCAGCCCGGGGCCTATTCGTGGCGGATGCGGGCATACGACCAGTTCGGGGTGCCCAGCCCATGGGTCTACGGCGACTTCACCCTGACGTTGGGGTACCAGCCCCAACCCGGCGACACCGACTTGTTGACCGGCTACGCGAGGAAGAGGGATAGGTTCCGCATCCGCATCTTCAAGATGGGGGCGCTGCGGGGTCCGGGCCAGTTGGTCGCCGAACTGTACGACGCGGCCAACGTCGGAGCCCGCGAGAACTTCAACGCACCGGGCGAGTTCTTCTTCACCCTTCCGGCCACGCATCCGCAGGTCGCGGTCATCGAGCCGTTCCAGACCCACTTCTCGTTCGACATCTATCAGGGCGAGGGCTGGGTCCCGAAGCTGTCGGGGCTGATGACCGACTTCGACGCGACCGAGGACGAGGTCGTGTTCTACGGGACTGACTACCCGGGTGTCCTGAACATGGTGCAGGACGAGCGCTACGACCCGACCAAGCCTGACCTGCCGACGACCGACGGTGGGGCCAAGTACGTCGACAAGACCATCTCGCAGGTGGTGGCCGACCAGTTGGCGCAGGCCAAGGCACAGCCCAACTCACCCGTCGGGTTCATCACCGTCGGCGATGTCGCGTCGATGCCCGAACGGCTGACCATCCACGCCTCGTTCAAGAACCGTCTGCAGTTCATCACGGGCCTGCTCGACAGCAGCCGGGCGGGGACCGGTCGCAAGACCCGCATCGTGTGCGAGCGGTCGGCCACGGGTACGTTCAAGTGGCGGGTGCTGTTCGCTCCCGGCAAGGTCCGTGACAACCTGCGCTTCGAATACGGCGGGCTGGTGCAGGGCTTCCAGACCATCCCGTATCAGGGCTGGGCCACCCGGGTCGACGCTGTTGGGCGCACGGTCAGTGGGGCCAAGACGTTCTTCCACAAGGCCATCGCACCCGGGGTCGACGAGTCCGTGTGGGGTGCGTTCCCCGTCAGCACGGTGTATCAGGACCTCGCCGACCTGAACGACCTGC